GGTTGGAATGATGTTGTTGTTGCAACTTTACGTTCAAGAGGTGTTTCGTTGTTTACATCAGACTATCATGGTCCACAATATCAAATTACAGGAACAACTGATGTTATTATAGATAATTCAGGTTCTTATTCAGGAATTTCTCAAAACCCATTCGCACAATTTGCGATTTCAGGTTATACTGACAACGCTGAAACACCAGATTCGTTCTCGTTTGTTGCGTCTATGAATAGTAACGACACAAATTATATTACAAAAGTATTTGGTATTTCTAACTTCGGTAAAAATAGAGTTGAAACACCATTGTTTGTTGAAGAACAATTCCAAACAATGTTGACTTATGGTTATAACAAAGGTTACATCAGAGGTATTAACTCATCGTTAATTAGTTTACCAGGTTTAAGAAACCCTGTAACTACAGGTACAATTGCTAACTACTTGGAACAATACCAATCACCTGAATCACCGTGGGTTGTATCTGAACTTAATGGTTCTACAGTTGAAAGATTGTTTAAGTTTTATTCAATTGCTGATGGTAATAGCGCAAACACTCAAATTAAAATTTCAATCCAAAATATTTCATTTAACAACTTAAGTTTTGACATTGCGGTTCGTGATTTCTTTGATACAGATGCTAATCCTGTTGTTATAGAAAAATACACAAATTGTACTATGGACCCAACAAACAATAACTATGTTGGTGTTAAAATTGGTACTAGTGATGGAGAATACTCATTGAATTCTAAGTACATAATGTTGGAGATGAACACTGAAGCAAATCCTGAAAGTGTACCTTGTGGTTTTGAAGGATATGTTATTAGAACATACGGTTCAGCAACTTCTCCATTCCCAGTTTATAAAGTGGCATACAACTTCCCAGGTGAAGTAATTTACAACCCACCATTTGGTATTGTTACAAACCCACCATTCTCATATACAGGTTTTGATAACAAAGCGGTATCTGGCGGTGATAAAGTAAGAAGTACTTATTTGGGTATTTCATCTCAAATTGGTTATGACCCATTATTCTTTGAATATAAAGGTAAACAAAAACCTCTTGATTTATGTGTTGAAGGTGATGCTTTACCTTGGGATACTGTAACTAAAGGATTCCACATGGATTCGGGAGCAACAGTTGTAAATATTGCTTATGGTACTACTTCAGGAACACCAGCGTTTGATTGTGGGGTTGCTTCATTCCAATCTGACCCTGAAACACCCGCAAATCCATACTTCCAAATCCAAGCAAGAAAATTCACATTATTATTACAAGGTGGATTTGATGGTTGGGATATTTATAGTGAAAGTAGAACAAATACAGATAGATTTATATTAGGTGGTAGTGGATACCAAGCGGGAGCTTGTCCAACTACAAGATACCCTAACGCAACTGGTTGGGGAGCTTTCAAACCAATTGCTATTAGTAACTTTACAGATTATTCAAATACTGACTACTACGCATACTTGTTAGGTATTAATACTTTCGCAAACCCTGAAGCGGTTAACATAAATGTATTTGCAACACCTGGTATTGATTATGTTAATAACTCAAACTTGGTTGAGGATTCAATTTCTATGGTAACATTTGATAGAGCGGATTCAATCTACATTTGTACAACACCTGATACAGCAATGTTTGTACCAGTAACAAATATAGCTGATTTCATCTACCCAACAGAAGCGGTTAATAACTTAGATAATACAGGAATTGATTCTAACTACACAGCAACTTATTACCCATGGATTTTGGTAAGAGATACTGTAAATAACACACAAATTTACATACCACCAACAAATGAAGTTTGTAGAAACTTAGCGTTGACTGATAACATTTCGTTCCCATGGTTCGCAACTGCGGGTTACACAAGAGGTTTGGTAAATGCTGTTAAAGCACGTAAGAAGCTTACACAAGAAGATAGAGATACTTTGTACCAAGGTAGAATTAACCCTATCGCAACTTTCTCAGATGTTGGAACTGTAATTTGGGGTAATAAAACATTACAAATTGCTGACACAGCACTTAACAGAATTAACGTAAGAAGATTGTTATTACAAGCTCGTAAGTTAATTTCAGCGGTGGCGGTAAGATTATTGTTTGAACAAAACGACGCTAAGGTAAGACAAGACTTCTTGGATTCAGTTAACCCTATCTTGGACGCTATTAGAAGAGACAGAGGTTTATATGATTTCCGTGTTACTGTAAGTAATTCACCTGAAGATTTAGACAGAAATACTATGTCGGGTAAAATTTACTTGAAACCAACAAAAGCGTTGGAATTCATTGACATTGAATTCTTAATAACTCCAACAGGAGCGTCATTTGAAAATATTTAATCTTTAAATGATTAGAAAAAAAATACTAAATCCAACATCATCATTACTTGAAGGTTTTGATGATGTTGGTACGCCTGACATGAAATATTATGCCTTTGATTGGGATGATAATATCATGATGATGCCAACAAAAATTATTGTTAAAGATGAAAATGACAATGAAGTTGGTATGTCTACAGAAGATTTTGCAGAATATAGAAGTGAAATTGGTGTAGAACCATTTGATTACAAAGGTAGTAAAATAGTTGGATATTCTGACGAACCTTTTCGTAATTTTAGAACGGGTGGTGATAAACAATTTAAAATTGATACCATGAAAGGTAAACCAGGTCCCGCTTGGTCTGATTTTGTGGAGGCAATCAACAACGGGTCAATTTTTTCAATAATCACCGCACGTGGACACAACCCCGAGACAATTAAAGACGCAATTTATAATCTTATTATTTCTGACCATATGGGTATTAATAAAGACTTATTAATTAAGAATCTTAGAAAATTCCGTGACCTTTCAAATATGGAGGACAAATCGGATATGGAATTAATAAAAGACTATATGGATATGAACAAATATTATCCTGTTAGTTTTGGTACAGACGCAGGAGCCGCCAACCCCGAGGAATTAAAAGTCCAAGCAATGAAAGAATTTATTTCATATGTAAAAGGACAGGCTAAAGAAATGGGTAAAAAATTATATGTTAAAGATGATGTGAAAAATAAATTTGTGCCTAGTATTGGTTTTTCAGATGATGACTTAAAGAATGTAGAAGTAATGAAGAAGAGTTTTAAAGATGAACCAGTATTAAAGACTTATTATACTGCTGGAGGAACTAAAACCAGATACTAAAGAATCATAATTTTTAAAAAATCAAAGTAAACACAAAAATTTTCAAACAACGAGTATTTATAAATAAATAAACTAAAACAAAAAACTAAAAAAAAAATATACCATGGCTGATTTATTAATGAAAATGCCGGTTCCTTACGAACCAAAAAGAGCGAACCGATTTATACTTAGGTTTGACACAACTTTAGGTATTAATGAATGGTTCGTAGAATCATCAGGAAGACCAAGTATTGATATTAACCCTGTTGAGATACAATTTTTGAACACTTCTACATATGTAGCTGGTAGATTTAAATGGAATCCAATCTCAGTTAAATTCCGTGACCCAATTGGTCCATCAGCAACACAAGCTCTTATGGAGTGGGTTCGTTTACACGCTGAATCAGTTACAGGTCGTATGGGATATGCTGCAGGTTATAAAAAGAATGTTGACCTTGAGATGTTGGACCCAACAGGTGTTGTTGTGGAAAAATGGATTCTTGAACAATGTATGATTACAAAATCCGCTTGGGATGGTGTATCATATAGTGATGACAAATTAGCAGGATTAGACGTTACATTACAAATGGACCGTTGTATCTTAGTTTACTAATTTTGTATTTTATTTTATATTGATAAATTAATTTAATATGGTATATTTAACACAGGGTCTATTCCCTGTGTTTTTTTATGGACGAAAATTTATTACAATACGCACAACAAGAATTTAATTTACCACACGATGTGGTAAAATTACCATCTGAAGGTAAATTCTACAAATCAAAGAAAAAATCTGTTAAGGTTGGTTATTTGACCGCCGCAGATGAGAATATCATTATGGGTTCAAATACCGATGATATGATTATGACATTAGTTCGTTCAAAATTGTACGAACCAGATTTAAAACCTGATGAAATGTTAAATGGAGATATTGAAGCAATTTTAATATTTTTAAGAAATACTTCTTTTGGACCTGAATATAAAATCAGTATTAACGACCCTGAGACTGGAAAAAGATTTTCTGCCGATATATTGTTGGACGAATTAGATTTTAGAAAACCATCTACAGACCCCAACGAAGATGGTACTTTTGATGTTGTTTTACCAAAGTCACAAGCAACCGTTAAATTAAAACCACTTCTATATAAAGAAATTCAAGAAATTAGTAAGGTGGCTGATTCATATCCCGCTGGAAGAGTCGCTCCAAGAGTTACAATGAAACTTCAAAAACAAATTGTATCTGTTAATGGTGACACAACACAGTCAACTATTATTAAGTTTGTTGAAGGATTACCAATTATGGATTCAAAATTCATTAGAAAATTTATTGATGAAAATGAACCAAGATTAGATTTAACTAAAACAGTTATAGCCCCGTCAGGAAACAAGGTAGATGTTGAAATCGCCTTTGGGGTGGAGTTTTTTCGGGTTTTCTTCTGANTATAGGAAATTTCAATTAGACGAATTTTTTATTCTGAGCCGAGATTTACATATGTCTTGGACAGATTTTCAAAAAATGCCAACATATGCTCGTAGGTATATGGTGGACAAATTAATAGAATCTTATCAAAAATAAGTTTTATTCTATTTATTAGAATATGCAAGCATCTCCACCACCAGGTAATCCCCCAAATAATAGTACAGCGTCTTCACAGGCGGCTCAAGATGTTATCAGTGATTTTACAAAAAAAATTGATGAGGGTTATTCTAAATTAGCAGATAGAACCAAATTTTTAGTAAGAGAATTTGATATAATGTCGGCAGACATTTCTAAAACTTTTGGTCAAACCCAAATGGCCATTAAAGGTTTAGCTGTTGAATTAGCGGTTGCGACACCATTGGTTATAGGTTTAGGTGGAAGGTTAACAGATGTACAGAATATTCAAAGAGGAATTGCCGATAGTTTAAATACAAATGTAATAACTCTTGGAGAAACTGTAGGTGATTTATATGCTGCGGGACAGGCAGTTGGAATAGACTCAAATGAAATTGGTAAGATGGTTGCTGATTTCAAAGACGCTGGAGTTCAAACAGGAAAAATCAAAGAAAACATTCAACTAACTGTTGATACCGCAAGAAAAGTTGGTGTTAACACAAGTGCAGTATTTAAACTTGTCCAAGACAATTTAAGTAATATAAACAAATTTGGTTTTGAAAACGGTGTTGCTGGTTTGGCTAAAATGTCGGCACAAGCGGCAGGATTACGTATCAATATGAATCAAATTTTTGATTTTGCGGCGAGTGTATTTGACCCTGAAGGTGCTGTTGATATGGTATCAACCTTCCAAAGGTTAGGTGTTGCTGCTGGTGATTTAGCGGACCCATTTAGATTAATGTATTTAGCATCTGAAGATGCGGGAGAACTACAGAATCAAGTTGTTAAGATGACCGAAAAATTTACATTTTTTAACGAAAAAACAAAACAATTTGAAGTTTTTCCAAATGCAAAACGTGATTTAAGGGAGATTGCAAAGCAAACTGGTATTGCGTATGAAGAATTAGTTAAGATGTCTGTAGGTCAACAAAAGTTGAACAAAATTAGAGGCGAATTCAAAACAAACTCAATGGATGAAGAATCCAAACAATTTATTGCTAATGTAGCCGAATATAACAAAGACAAGGGTGGATTTACAGTTAAAGTTGGGGGAATGGATAAATTGGTTTCTGAAATTAATCCTGCGGACCTTGATGAAATAAAAAAATCACAAGAAACCGTTACTGTTGAAGAAATTGCAAAGGCTCAATTAGATACTGAAAAGTTACAACTTGCAGCTATAAATAGGTTAGTTGATAGTGTCGCAGCACCAATAGCGGGTTCAAAAGCTCCAAGAGAACTGAGAGAATTTGGTCGTGGTGTTACACAAGTTGGAATGGCGGCAACCGATAAAACAATTGGAAACCAAAGAGGGGCTATAGCATCTATTGATAAATTTTATGATGAGACGGGTAAAAGTATTCTTGATTTATTAAAAGGGGAAGGAGGTCCTGCGAAAATTGCTGAAGTTTTTAAAAATGCTGGTGCGGATGTACAACAAAGTTTTTCTAACATAAAACAATCAATCACAAGTATTGATTTTAAAGCCGCTATTCAACCATATGTTAGTTCAGGAAATAAAATTGCTGAAGCAGCAGATTTGGCGGTTACGGGACTTAAAAAATTGGCAGCAAAAGCCACCGCATCAGGAACAATGACAAATAAAGCGGACGCAAACCAATCACAATCATCAAATAATCAAACAATAAAAGTTGAAGATATTAATTATAAAGGTGCGATTGAAATTAAAGTTACAACACCAAATGGAAATACTAGTAATTTAACTGACACCCAAGTGTATGATTTATTTAAAAACGAAACATTTATTAAACAAATTAATAAAATGATTAGTGATGGTAGTGTCAAGGGTCCATATAGTTCTGTTCCAAACAACACCGGATAAATTAAATAAAAAAATAAAGGCGCGTCTATTTATAGATGATACAACAACATGCCAAGTAAATTAACCTTTATTGAAACACAATTCGTAAGAAATTCATTATTGGTAAGGAATTTAAAACCTTATGCGAAACCTGGTGTGTATACTCCTGTAGGTGTATCGGGTGTTGATGAATATATTAGAAGTGATTATTCGGTTATTGATTCTCCTGATGCATTAATTGATGCTGACCCATATGCCGACAAATTATATACAAACAATACGTTTGGTCCTTTAGGTGGGTATAATAAAAATATTGATGGTTTAATTAATACACAACAAACATTATCAAACCAAGGTCCTTATACTCAAACACCACCATATACCGAAGCATTACAATTATACTCAGTATCGTTCCAAAAAAGACAATACATTAAAAATGTTTATTCGCCAGGAAACCAATACACCTATTATGACATGGGTGATGTTATTAAAGTACAGAAAAACGCCACTTATTGGGACCCACCAAGTTTTAGACCATCATCATATTCACCATTTTCAGTTTTATTACAAGCCGACCCCGTTGGTGATAATGGCCCCGCTAGTGATGATTCAGAATTGGCTAGATTAGGTATTAAAGGAGCAAAGCAATCTTTTCAATATAGAGTAGACCAAAATGTTAGAACTGAGACACTAGGTAGAGTAAATATATTAAATGGTGTTCAAGACCCCGTTAATTTATCTTTAATCTTAGCAGGAAAAAAACCTTTAATTTATAGAGATTGGAAAATTACATCAGGTGGTGGAAATATTTTATCACAAGGTCAAGATATTGTCCAACGTATTGCTGGTTTTACATTACCATTTTCACCAATACCGGGAAGTTATTACGAAGCTCGTGATATCAACTCAACCCAATCGGCGGTTAAGGCGGCTGGTAATGGAAAACGAGGTGGATTATTTGGTTTATTTGGTTCAAGACCAACATCACCATCTCAAGTATTTTTAGATTATACAGGTTCAGGTCAAAGAGCTCAATTGACTCAGAACTTAGATATGAACAGATTCCGTCCACAATACAATACAGGTGGAACAGGAATTTTATCGGCACTTGGAAACGCAATTACAGGTGCAATTGCTAACAACGCCAGTCAAGGAACTTATTATGTGGGTAGTCCTGAAAGGGAACCCGGATATTTAACATCTCCTCCAGGTCAAGTACCTATTGACCCATTTGGGGCTCAAGTATTGGCACCTGTTTATGGTCCTGATGTTTTAGGGAAAGAATATGAAGGTGTTGACAAAGACTTTAAATTTGGTTTGGCTGGTAAACCATTTGTTGATGACGGCAGTATTGTTGGTGGTTTTAGTTGGGTGAGTCAAAAATGGGCACCAAACGCAGGTAGGTATCAAAAACCTGGTGGAGATTACGGAACAGAAGACCCGGCATATCCATCAATATCAAATCAATTTACAGCAACTGAATCAGTAAACTATGAATTCAAACCAGGTTCAATTTTAGATGATACTCAAAGATTAATTGATTCACAACCAAATTCAGGAGCCAGATTTGGACACGTAGGTAACGCAATTAGTCAAACATCAAAAGTTTTCTTTGATGGTTATAAAGAAATTACAAAAGGTTCTCAGATTGTTAGATATTCTGATGGACAAGCCAATGTGGGTATTGAATATTGTCGTGTTTTTACTAAAGACACACCATATTATACTTTTAACAACTTACAAAAGAAAGACGGAAATATTCGTAAGTTTTCATACTCCGTAATGGACTCTACTTTCAACATTAATATCGCACCTGAAAAAGGTGGAGATAGTGTTGTTAATGGTAAAGTTAAAAAATACATGTTCTCAATTGAAAACTTGGCTTGGAGAACAGGATATAGAGCGGGATATAGAGTTGATGATTTACCCGCTTGTGAAAAAGGACCTAATGGTGGTAGAGTAATGTGGTTTCCACCATATGATTTATCATTTACTGAGGATACAAGACCATCATTTAACGAGACTACCTTCTTGGGTAGACCCGAACCAATTTATACCTATAAAAACACTTCTCGTAGTGGTACATTGAAATGGAAGATGATTGTTGACCATCCGTCAATTCTAAATCTTATTGTTAATAAGGTGTTAGCAAATGAAGGTGATAGACAAAAAGTAGATTCTATTGTTGATTCGTTTTTTGCTGGTTGTAAAAAATATGATTTATATGAACTTGCTAAAATTTATAACACAGTTCCATTAACTGATTTACAGGCTTGGCAAGAAATAATTACTAATCCAAACGCAACAAATACAGATATTGTTGATGCTTCAAAAGCAACCAATTCCGTAGCCACAAACTCATTACAGGATGGGGGAACAACAGATGATGCTACAGGAAACCCAACATTAAACGAATATAATGGTTTTGGGTTTTATTTTGATAATGATATACCAAGCCCAACATCAGTGGCTTTTCAAACAACATACGCTAACTATACATCAGCGTCTAATAAACAAGTATATAATAACAACTCAAAAGACAAACAGGTTACAACCCAATTTTTTGATGGTGTTATTGAAGAAAACTATACAAGATTAAAAGAAATGGCTCAAAAAATGTATAATATTTTGAGTCAAAAACAAGCTTCTAGTATTTTAGTTACTTTGGAGGCAAGTGCATCACCATCGTCATCTATTGATTATAACGATAAGTTGTCTGTTAGAAGAGGTGAATCTGTAGTTGAATTCTTTAAAACTTATAGTTTTGGTGCGAATAATAATTCGTTAGGTCAATTTATTGGTTCAACATTAGTATTCAATACTATTGCAAAAGGTGAAGTTGCAAGTGTAACCCCAAGAGGTAAACAAAGTTACAGTACTTACGATTGTAAAGACGAAGCTCTTAATAATGAAAAGTATACAACAAGAGCAATGGCTTGTAGAGCAGTATTATTAAAAAATGTTGAAATTAAACCAATTGAAAAGAACTCAGAACCAAGCTCAACAGCCGCTGAAAATAGTGCAGCAAACAACGCCGCTGGAAAACCAAACACAGGACAAAAACCAGGTCAAACTAATACTGTTGTAAATCAACAACCACAAAAAGATTTATATAAAGGAGCTTCCAAAAAATTATTAAGATATTTGTTAAATGAGTGTGATTATTTTGAAGTTTTAAAGGCTGAAAATCCATTTATTTATGATTCAATTAAAGAAAAAATTAAATATTTCCAACCAGCATTTCACTCAACAACGCCTGAGGGACTTAACTCACGTTTAACTTTCCTACAACAATGTATGAGACCTGGTGAAACAATCCCAACAATTGGTACCAATGGTGAAAAACTTTATAATGATGCGTTAAACACATCGTTTGGAGCACCACCAATCATGGTATTACGTATTGGAGATTTTTATAACACTAAAATTGTTCCAACATCTTTAAGTTTTACATATGATAAAACATTTGATATGAACCCTGAAGGTATTGGTTTCCAACCTATGATTGTTGATGTCAATTTAAGTTTTAATTTTGTTGGAGGTTCAGGATTGGCGGCACCAATTGATACATTACAAAACGCATTATCATTCAACTATTATGCTAATACTGAGATGTATGATGAAAGAGCCGAAGCAACTGAAGATACAAGTAAACTTGATAAACAAATTATCCAAGCGTTAACTCAAAATCCACCAACTGTTGGTGTCGCCAACATTCAAAATGATAAAACAAATGATGGTGGAAATACTATTGGTGTTTCAACATTTACGGGTTTAACGGATAGTGGACAAACAGGAACTATTGAATATGCAACATTTACCAACAAATTTGTTGATAAAACTAAAGCGTATTATAATGGTGTTATGAATACCATGAATAGTGCTTTATTAAACTATAATTATGGTATGTTGGCAATATTAAATTATGGTGGTGATAATCAAGGATATAACACGGGTTCATTTAATTCCGCAACATCAACAACTACTTTAATTTATGGTAAACCAATTAATACTCAAAAATATGTTGACGAAGCATTTAAAGCATTGTTAAAAGATGTTGACGATGATAACTTACCAATATTCACATCAGGTGAATTTACAAAATCTGTAATTACAACGGCTCAAAAAAGATTGTTCAAGAAAAACTATTCAAATTTTGTTAAAACTTACAGAAGTAGTTTTTTAAATACAATTACCTCTGATGTAAATACTTTAACAGAACTACAACAAGATTATGTTTATAATGTTGATAGAATGAATTTTGTTGCTAGTGGAACTACAACAGGACATGACGGTAAATTAAATGATAAAAATATTGCAATTATTTATATAACAACGGGTCAAACAGAAACTGTTAATGGAACTCCAATAGATACTTTAACATCCCTTAGAAATGATTATACTTCTATAGCAACTAATAACAATCAATTTTTAACTGATTTAACCGCAGCACAATTATATGTAACTAGTTCCTATAAACCAAATGAACCTGGCGTTTTTACACCACCAACAGGATATGAATTTTTATCAACACCAGAAAAAACAAGAGAATATTTATTAATGTCAAGAGCCATAACAATTGAATCAGCAAAAGATAATTTCTTAAACGCACTACAAGAAGGGTTAGACGTTTATACCAAATTCGCAGTTGAATCATATTATTTTTCAGGTCCAAATTCATTATATGTACAATGGCCAAAATTAAATCAAACAGGTCTTGCTTTAATGACAACATTCCAAACAAACACCACTGGTAAAAATTATGTTGATTATACACCACCATTTGGTACAACACAAAAAAGAGTTGTTGATTTTAGTGAAGATAGCGCAGCATCTGAAGACCTTAAAAAACAATTACAAAATCTTTACGCAAATAAAAACGATAGTTCAAGCATAAACCCATATAACTTCAAGAAAAAATTTAATTAATGGATGCTTATTACAACCGATATCAACAATTTTCAATTAATGGTGAACAAACTGTGGTTCCATTTATTCCACTACAGTCAAAATCATCTGACCAAAGATATATCTACAGAACTGGATTTAGTAGGTTAGACAAAGTATCCCAACAATATTATGGAACACCTTTTTTTGGTTGGTTAATATTACAAGGCAATCCTGAATATGGTGGATTAGAATGGAATATTCCAAATAATGCTATATTGACAATTCCATATCCACTCATATCTTCATTACAAGACTATAAAAATGGTTTAGACAACTATTTCTTCTATTATGGCAGATAATTTTGGTACAACGGACAATATCTACATTGAATCCGATTATGATAATATATTTTTAATTGACCCAAATAAGGTTGAGAATAGTCTTGGTCAACCAATGGATAGACCAATACATCATGAAGACCTTGTTATGTATGCCAACTTGGAAGCAAAAATGTTACCAAGAACAAAATTAGCCGTTGGTTCCGCTCTTACAGATGCAGTACAAACAACACCAATCGCATCAATTAACTTTTTAAGACCTGGTGGAAAAACAACACTGAATAACAATTATCTAAATGAAATTACTGGTTTAAACACTGTTGATGGTAAAGGTACAAACCAACCAAGTAAAACCAATGTACAACAACAAAACAAAAGTGACGATTTTTATATTAAACAAAACACAATTAACAGTGAAGATACTGGTTTATTAGGTATTGAAAGTATAAGAATTAAAAACACAAGAAGTTTAACACCAACAGTTGAAGTTGTGTTAATTGATGTTCAAGGAAGAGCATTATTTGAAAAAGGTGAAAACTCAGAATATGCCTGCTTCTTTAACTTACCGTATCCAACATTTTATTTAACATTAAAAGGGTATTATGGTAAAGCAATTAGATATCAACTTATTTTAACTAATTTTTCTGCGGCGTTTGAAGGTAATACTGGAAACTATAGAATTAGTTTAAAATTTTATTCTTACAAATATACAATTTTAGCGGAAACACAAGTTGGTGCTTTGTTTGCCGTACCGTTTATGTATACAACGGATTATAGAATTAACAATACCGCACCAAATTCTCCTGGTGTAAACGCGGCTCAAACATCTAATGGAAACCCTGATGTTACAACATCTTCAGTAAGGGTAACAAAAGGTGGTCAAACCATTAGAGATGTTTACAAAAGATATAAAGCATTAGGTTTAATTTCACCAAATCTTCCAGAACTTTCATTTCCCGAATTAAAAGCTAGATTAGAGGCGTTAGAAAAAAATTTACAACAAAGTTTTGGACAAACGGATTTTACACCACTTTCTGATTGTGATACATATTTTAAATTATTAACAAGTTTAAGAGATAGTGTGTTATCAACTGATGATACTAGTTGGTCTAAGAAATATCTTGACCAAGAAAAAATTTTTGTGTTAGACCCTAGTGTTGTTGGTGGTAAAAATGGTGTACTTACTTACATTTACAATAATAACACTAGAGCTAATTTACAATTACAAGTTAATGCGTATTCACAACTAAAACAATTAGTTGATGGATATAAAGTTGATTTGGCTAAAAATAAAACATTAAGTGACCCGGGAACATTTACAATTGATGGTAAAAAACAAACATCAAAAGTTACTAAAATTAACAATTTAACTATACAACCAACAATAATACCATCTGCACTACAAACATCTCTCCAAACAGGTTTTTCTGTTAGAGAAGTAGTTGGATTAGTTGGTTCTAATAAAGTCATGGGTGATGTGACTAACGATAGTTCTAATTTAGTTGGTTCGGACTCTGTTAGAAAAAGTATAAGTGAAAATGATATTAACTGGGCGGAAACATTTAAAATTAGATATAAAAGAGAAGCACTTAGTACAGCTGAAATTTCAGGTTTAACAGCATCGGAATCAATATTCTTTAGAACATTTTCTAATGATACTGGAAATAGTTTTATTCCACCAACCTATAATTTTGTATTTGACGGACCTGGTAACTTTTCAGACATCTTAGATAAAACATTTGAAGATTTGTCCCAACAAAAAGAAAAAATTGTTCTTGCGTTAAATGAGTTTTTATCTAAAAAAATTGAAGGTAATGATGGTTTAGGATTTAAACCAACAATGAGAAATATCATGGCAATGATATTTGCGTCCGTTGAAGCGTTTTATAGATTAATGGATGATGTACATAGTCAAGCTTGGAGTCAGAGGTTAAACCCAATTAGAAAAAATGCGGTGTTTGATAATACAAAATCTTCCGTTAGTACTGATAGTAAAGATTTAGTACAACAAACGGACCAAAACGCTTTAAAAGATATTCCAGTATATCCTTGGCCACAATATTTTGTTGAAACAAACAATCCTGATGGTGAAAGGTTTGAATTAAGATACCCAGGTGACCCGTCAGAAATATCAAAAACAAGAGCGAATGATTATAAGGTTTGGCCTGAAGTTCAATTTGTTGAAGAATATATGAAAGGATTAGCTCAAAGAGCTAGTATTAATATGGGCCCAAATGGTAGTAATAACGAAGCCAATGTTATAAGTAGAATTACTGTAAACGGTATTGAATTCCCCACAACAAACATACCGTATAGTGATTATGATAGTGTTAAATTTATTTATGAAATTTATGAGAGAGTCTTATTGGCATCATATTGGGATAGATTGTCTACATCAGGAGCAAAACAATTATCAGTATATAATACATTATCCGATTTAGAGGTTTCCAACATAAGAACAGCACTTGCTTCTACAAGTCCAAGTTTAACAAAAATATTAAAAAACTTTGCTTTTACACCACAAGGTTTCCCGTTAGCTCTTAAAAGTATTTCAAATGACGGAACTGGGCTTAGTTGGCAACAATTTACTAGAGGTGAATTTACTTCTGAGTATTTAAGAGCAATTACGGAAAATGATTACGCAATTTTAAATAGTTCGTTTATTAAATCAAAACCAACCACGAATAAAAATATTCAATCATTAACAAACATATCAAATTATATTAAATCAACATTGTCAACACAAACAAACATAATGGATGTTTATCCATTTGTTATTACTGATTGGCAAAATGAAAACTTGGCCGGTGTAAAAACATCAAAAGGTAATGTTTTTGATACAACAAAAAGTTTGTTTTTAAATGATACTCAGAGATATATTACCAATTATGAAAGTGCTGATAGTTTAAATAACAATAGACCTTTTGTTAATAATTGTTTCATTAAAACATTAACAACACCCAAACCAATATTATCCGTTGGTGGGTCGGGAAATCTTACAGGTGTAGCACCAACAGGAACTTTAGCGGCCTTTAATCAATTTTATAAAGAAAGACGTTTAAATAATAGTTTCTTGGTAACCGAAGGACCAATAAATTACCAAGCTAAAACAGGAAATGTTGATGCATTCCAAACAACATCAATGTTAAATACACCTTTCTTTATTAACGCATTACAAGATGGTGTTGATAAAGATAGAAATAATACAAATACAACCCCATATGTTTTACCGGCATATTTGTTTTTAAATTCATTACCACTTGCGACATTAAGAGAAAAATATAAAAACATTACAACAGAAGGTTTTACTGATTTAGATTATATTTTTACCACTCTAACAAAATTTGGTGGTGTACATAAATTACCATATGCTTGGATTATAAAATATGGTTCTATTTGGCACCGTTACAAAACATATGTTGAAACAAATGTAGACATTTTAGATTCTGTTTGGAAAAATGTGAATGTTGCAAATCTTTATGACCCCGATGGTTCGTCATTACAGAAACAATATACATTTACATCAACCAATGAAAATTATAATATTGTTGCTCAAGACACAATATCACAACCACCATTAGTTTTATCACAAGTACAAATGAATCTTGGATTTTATCCAAAGATTATTAATGACACATACTTTTTAGTTACTGGCCAAGAATTGTTGACGGGATACACAAATACTGATATACAAACAGCAATTAGTCAAGGATTAGTTGTTGGGGCAATACCAAACGCTCAAATATCAACACAAGCTGGATATAGTTCAACACCAAATCAAGTGTTAAAGTTTAACAATTTCTTTACCACATTTGAAACACAAAATTCACCAAAATTTAAATCAAACCAACAATATAAGACTTTGTTGATGCCAAGTTTTGGTACCATATACAACCAAGTTATTGGTGAATGTTTTACGGAAACAATAACAGGATTAATACAAACACAAGAAGTTCAAAATAATAAAGCGGTATTTAATGGTTCTGTTAGACCATTTTGGGCGGCACCTAATTTTGGATACTTTGAATTATCAAGTATTACAAAACCGGGACCAAATGAATACATGAAAGAAGTTTATCCAAATTTAGAAATACAGGATGTGGTTAAATTTGGTCAGACTTATTCTAAAATTGATGATGTTTTTGGAACGTTTAAAACAGAAATTTTAGATTCATTTGAAACTGAATTTTTAAATTTTTGTAAATCATTTACGGATTTAACATCTGAAGATTTATCAGACTCAAGTTATGCCAATAGAAACTTCCAAGGATTAATGTCACAAATGTTGTTAGTTCCAACAATCACATTAACAAGTACTTTGGATAATTATGTTGTTGATTGTGGAAATGCTCAATTAACACAAGCCAATACGGTAATACAATCTTTTGTAAATTATGATGTTGTTTTTAAATACGGAAACCCAAGTAATTTTAATAGACGTGTCTTTGGTACATTTACAACTTTGAATACAACAAACTACAATAAAGTTGTTGACCCTTATCCATATAACGCATATGTTCAAAATAGTGTTCCTGTTACAAACGGAGCCGCAACACAAATAACTTTATTACAGTCAAAAGCCGCATATCCAAACGCTTGGATTGCAATGGAAACATATGTAGGATTTGCAACAACAACAGGATTAACGTATTCAAATTCAGGAAGTTATTATACTGACTTTTTCCCAACATTAAATGTTGAGTTTACTGAAGGAAATGTTAAAAACTTTGCACCACTTATCAAAATTTTTGGTACTCAAAAATCATTAAATAATGGTATATACACAAAGACGGATTTTATAACAGCAATAAATGATTTTTACACAAATAATGATGAGTATCTAAATTATGTTTTGGGTGAATTAATGTTTGTATTGAGAAAAGAATTACCTGATTATGTAGAAACAACTGAAAAACCAATATTATCCGCTATTGACGGTATGCAACCTAAAGTAGAACTTTATGAAGCATTTAAATCATTTAACGATAAGTGGATTGCTGGAAGTGAATTTAAAGATAAAACATTATATCAAGATGTTATGTTCTTAGATAGGGCGAATAGGGATATTGGTGATAAAGTATTGGTTGATGTTTTTAAATTAAAAGATTTCTTTTCGGGAACAACATCACTTGATGCAAGGATTATTGATTTTGTAAGTAGGATTATTGCGGATAATCAATTTCAAATGATGCCATTACCGGCATATATGAATTTTTGGGGTGCGGGAGAAGTTACTCAAGGTGTTAAGCCTAAGGAAGAAAGGGCTAATGACTTAGCAAACTCGTTATTTGGTACTTTTTTAGATGTTGATTACCGAGAGTCACAACCAAAATTTGTATGTTATTATGCCGGAAAACCAAGTGAGCATTTAGATATGAGAGAAAATGCTGATTACAGATGGAGAACAGATGCCTTTGATTTATCAAGGAACTCAGATAATCCATTGATTTCAGAACTAAAAAGTACAAAAACAGATTGGGCACAATCAAATAAAGTTGTTGGATTTAATGTTGATTTTGGAATTAGAAACCAAAGTGTTTTTTATAGCATTCAACTTGACCAAAATAATGCTGCTGCAACAACAGAAGCTAACAGAGTTATTAGTGATATGAGTAACCAAGCTGGTGGTAGAAGAACAAATACTCAAAACGTTAGTTTATATAATTTATATAAAAATAGAAGTTATGAATGTAGGGTAGAATCAATGGGAAATATGATGATTCAACCTACAATGTATTTTAACTTAAGGAATGTACCAATGTTTAGAGGACCCTATATGATTCAATCTGTTGAACATACGATTAGTGCCGGTGACTTTAAAACATTTTTTAGTGGTGTTAGGATGCCAATTTATTCATTACCATTAATAACAAAACAATTGGTTTCAATTAATGCTAATTTATTGGGACAATTAGTTCAGATATTAAAAAGACAAAAAGAAACTGAAGTCGCCTCAACACAACCAACAGTAAATGTTATTACTATTGGTAATAGTGTTCAGACTAATGTTATATATTCGTCAGCATTTCAATCACAATGTCAAGCAGATATGTTATCAACAAATCCTAAATATCAAAAATTTCTTGGAATTGAAAATACACAACAATCAATATCATTTGCTGATTTGGCAAAAATAATTAGAGATAATGTTACTTTAGGTCCGGCAAGAGCGATGGTTTTATATACCGCATATGTTAATGGTCATGATGACAATTCCGTCTACACATACAATCATGATTTAGGTAATACAATATTAGGTGGTGGTAGTTTTCCACAACAAATTAGTTATGGAGGAAGAGAAAAATATTTCCAAAAACAATTTGGTTGTAAAACTAACCAAAATGGATATGCCCAACCAAGTGCTGTATTTACAACGGGTACATCCGGTGAGTCATTTACAAATTCAGTTAAATTTATTAATGACTATTATCTTAATGAACAAGTTTTATCTAAAAGTTTGTTATTTGCACCATTATTTACAACTGGAAATACCGGTTCATTAGTTTGGGATACTAAAGAAAGTTATGTTGAAAATATGTATACAGTGTGGATTAAATATTGGCNACAAAAAAGATTNCAAACAGATGACCAATACACTCAGTGGCTTAAGTCAAATAAAAACATGGCGGATACTTTTAGAACATCGGCTGAAAATGTAGTTGAATTATTATCTAAATATAAACTTGTTAACTTTAAATGATATTTATTAAGAAACTATAGTTATGAATATTAAACAACATTTAGACAATTATCTTGGTAAAAACACAAGATATACAGAAAAAAATGCCGGAAATGGATTTACCGAAGTATGTGATTTAGATACTGGTAATTGCTATACAGTTAGAGACAGAGACGGTCTTATTGAAAGAGTTGATAACACAATGAGAACAAATAAAAGAGTCCAAGTTGAAACACCACAAGGTGTTAAACAATTATTAAATGGTTAAAAAAATGGCAATTGATAAAAAAATTATTGAAGAGATTAAAAGACACAATTCTATTAATAAGTATATTGTAGAACAAGATGCCTTGGGTGATTTACCCCCACCACCTGAAGACCCTGCGGCTCCTGTAGACCCTGCAGCGGCTCCTGCGGCAGCACCTGGCGGAGACCCGACATTAGCAGCGGCACCAGCGGCACCTGAAGTCATTGATACAACAACTGATACTGAAGTTGAAAAAATTGATGGTAGTGGTAAGAGTGAAGAAAGTGACAGTGGTTCTGAAGAATTAGATATTACTGATTTAGTTAATTCACAAAAAAATGTAGAAACTAAACAACAAGAATATTTTGATATGATGTTTAAACAAATTGAAGGATTACAAACCAAGTTAAATGCTATGGATGATGTTTTCAATAAGTTAAACTCTATGGAAGAAAAGATTGAACAGTACAGACCAAAAACACCTCAAGAAAAATTAAACTTGAGAAGTCTTGATAGTGGACCATTCAATCAAAAACTTTCTGATTTTTTTGATGACAAACAAGATGATTTGGAAAAATCGGGAAAGAATGAATATGTGTTAACTTCAGATGAGGTTGAAGATATTGTACCTACAGATATTAAAAAATCATTTGATAATTATGGTGCAGAACCAACAGGAACATCCTTTAAAATGTATTGATTTTTAACAACTTTTTACTATATTGAAAGGGTCACGTTGTGGCCCTTTTTTATTTGGCGAAATAATTTGACGAACAGAAAAATAACAACTATAATTTATAAACAAACAATCTAATTAAACAAAAAACATGATGAGTTCACTTGACGCAGTACTTTCACAGTACGAAAAAAACACACAGTCTTTCGGAGACTCTAACCGAATGTCCCAAGAGGAAAGAATGAAAAAGTATTTTGCTTGTATTCTTCCACAAGGGCAATCTCAAGGACAACGTAGAGTACGTATCCTTCCTACACCCGATGGTTCTTCACCTTTCAAAGAGGTTTGGTACCATGAATTACAAGTGGGTGGTAAATGGCAAAAATTCTATGACCCAGGTAAAAATGACAATGAACGTTCACCTTTGAATGAGGTTCACGATGAGTTGATGTCTACCGGCAAAGAGTCAGACAAAGAATTGGCTAAACAATACAAATCTCGTAAATTTTACATCGTAAAGGTTATTGACCGTGATGCTGAAGACGAGGGTGTAAAGTTTTGGCGTTTCAAACACAATTACAAGAATGATGGTATTCTTGACAAAATCATTCCAATTTGGAGACAGAAAGGTGATGTAACTGATTCACAAAAAGGTAGAGACCTTATTGTACAGTTGGTTAAATCTAAAACTCCTGGTGGAAAAGATTACACAACAATCCAAACTATTATGCATGATGACCCAGCACCTCTTCATGAGACTGCTAATGTTATGGAAGAGTGGTTGAAAGATGAGTTGACATGGAATGATGTTTACTCTAAGAAACCTGTAGAATATTTGGAAGCAATCTCTCGTGGTGAAGAACCTCGTTGGGATAGTGAAACAGGTAAATACTTGTACAGTGATTCAGGAGATATGATGATGGGTGGTTCTAAATCAGCACCCGCGGCTCCTGCAGACCCACAATTATTTGACGAACCTGCTGAGGACTTACCGTTCTAATAAAACAAAACATCATGTATGGTATCATGTACGGTACCATACATGATTAATTTACAACACATATGGCAATCAAGAAAAACGATTTTAATTCAGTAAAGAAGAAATTCTCAACTTCGGCGAAGTATAAACCACAAAGATACTTTGACTTGGGTAAAGATTTCTTGGACGCTGTAGGACTACCAGGACCCGCCATAGGACACTTGAACATGTTCTTGGGTCACTCTGATACAGGTAAGACAACGGGTCTCGTAAAAGCGGCCGTATCAGCTCAGAAACAGAATATTCTTCCCGTGTTCATTATCACCGAACAGAAGTGGAGTTTTGAACACGCAAGACTTATGGGTTTTGATTGTGATGAAGTGGTTGACCCCGAAACAGGTGAATTGGATTGGGATGGATTTTTCATCTTCAACAACAACTTCTCTTATATTGAACAAATTACAGATTATATTAATAGTTTGTTGGACGCTCAAGAAAAAGGTGAATTGGAATATGATTTATTGTTCCTTTGGGATTCAGTAGGTTCAGTTCCTTGTAAGATGACCTTTGATGGTAAAGGTGGTAAACAACACAATGCTGCGGTTCTTGCCGACAAGATTGGAATGGGTATTAACCAACGTATTTCAGGTTCTCGTAAATCTGATTCAAAATATGAAAACACATTGGTGATTGTTAATCAGCCTTGGGTTGAACTTCCTGACAATCCATTTGGACAACCAAAGATTAAAGCAAAGGGTGGTGAAGCCATTTGGTTAAATTCGTCTTTGGTATTCTTATTTGGTAATCAAAAAGGTGCNGGAACAAACAAAATTTCTGCNACAAAAGACAAACGAACTGTTAANTTTGCAATCCGTACAAAAGTTTCTGTNATGAAAAACCACATCAATGGTTTGGGTTATGAAGATGGAAAAATCATCGTAACACCACACGGATTCTTGGCAGGAAAAGANGCTGCTGAAGAGAAAGTATCTATTGAACAATACAAGAAAGAAAATGCTGAGTATTGGAAAGAGATTATCGGGGCTGATGGAGATTTCAGCTTGTTTGAGGAAAAAGAAAGTGAAACAGTATAAACAATAAATTGTGAAGACACTCTTAGTAGATGGTGATAACCTATTTAAAATCGGATTCCATGGGGTCAGAGACCTCTTCGTGGAAGGAAACCATATCGGGGGTGTCTTTCATTTTATCAATACCCTCAGAAAACAAATTGATGAACACAACTACGACAAAATTATTGTCTTTTGGGACGGTGACGACAACTCAGCCGTTAGACGTAAATTATATCCTAACTACAAGTTAAACCGTAGACAAAGTATGAACGAGTTTAAACTTGAGTCATACCACACCCAAAAAGAAAGAGTAAAAGAATACCTTGAAGAATGTTTCGTTCGTCAGGTAAGAGCAATTGAATGTGAAGCGGATGATTTAATCGCCTACTATTGTCAGATTGCTAACGAAGAATCAAAAACAATATTATCGGCAGATAAAGATTACTTTCAATTGATTGATGGACACACATCAATATACTCACCAATTTCCAAAGTCACCTTTAAACTTGGTGATAAAGTTAAATTTGGTGATACCGAATTTCCACACTATAACGTATTGACACTTAAGATATTAACTGGTGATAAGTCAGACAATATCAGCGGTATATTAAGATTGGGTGAAAAAAGTGTAATAAAATACTTTCCTGAGATGCTTGATTCTATGGTTAATTATAACCATATTTTAACAAAGGCACAGGAACTTTTAGAACAAGACAAAAACAACACAACTTTAAAAAATATTGTAAGTGGAAAAACAAAAGACGGAGAATTCGGAGAATCATTCTACCAAACAAACAAAAAAATTGTGGATTTACAAAATCCGCTTATTTCTGACGAAGGTAGGGTACTTGTTGAACAATATTATGCCGACACTTTAGACCCTGAAGGTAGGGGTTACAAAAATCTAATTCGTATGATGACAGAAGATGGATTCTTCAAATATCTCGGTAAGAGTGATGATGAATTTATAAAATTTATACGACCTTTGATGAAATTGACAAGAAAAGAAAAAAGACAACACAAACAACAAATAGAAAAATAAAAAAATTATGAAAGAAACAGATGTAATTAAAATGGAGTTCTTGATTACCTTGAACAACAACATCGTAATCCAACGTTACTTTAACGTAAAAGATTACAACCCACAAGCTCGCAGTTCTATGGAACTGTATCAATATTTAAAAAACTTTGTAGAAGGGTTTGAGTACGGCCAAAAGATGCGTTCGGTTGTATACCTTTTGGAGAATAAAGATGAAATTTTTGAGAACCAAAGTATCTTGCAAACATCAAATACTGATGGTCCTGAAACATTTAATTTTTTAATAAAGGTTGGAGAACAGACAATTTGTCATAGAATTTTGGATGCGAAATTGTTCCCACCTAAAATAAGATACACCGTAGATATACGCCAGCAAGTAAAAAGTGTATTAAAGGACTTAACTGACATTTTTTCCGATGAAAATTTTGTTACAAGTTACATGTCTTATAGCTTAAACTAATAGTATTTATCAAAACTAACAAGGGAATTTTAATTATGTCAAACAAGAATTTTGAGTATCTAGGTAACACATTTCAACTACAATTATTAAATCAGATTATNTTAGATAANGACTTCTCACATTCTATCATTGATGTAATTGAANCCTCACACTTTGAAAACAAATATTTCAAAACACTTCTCCAATTGGTGAANGAGTACTATGTAAAATATGATTGTACTCCATCATACGAAACACTTTCACAAATGGTGAAAAGTGAGTTCCCACAAGAGTTGATGTTGAAAATTCTAAACGACACTATCAAACAGATACAAACTGCGTCTATAGAAGGGGCATCGTTTGTACAAGAGAAATCATTGAAGTTTTGTAAACAACAAGAACTTCAAAAGGCAATCACCAAATCACAAAAAATACTTGATAGTGGAGAATTTGAAAACTATGACAAACTTGAAGAACTTGTAAGAAGTGCTCTCCAAGTAGGGGAAAATGGAAATAAGATTGAAGATGTTTTCCAAAACTTGGATGATGTTTTGAATGAAGATTTCCGTCACCCAATCCCAATGGGAATTACGGGTATTGACAAGTTATTAAAAGGCGGATTGGCAAAAGGTGAATTGGGGGTAATCTTAGCACCAACTGGTGTAGGAAAAACTACAGTTCTTACAAAAATTGCTAACTCAGCGTTTAATAATGGTTACAATGTACTTCAGTTATTCTTTGAGGACAATCCAAAAGTAATCCAACGTAAACACTTCACAATGTGGACAGGTATACCACCTGATGACCTCCCATTACACCGTGAAGAAGTTCTTGAAAAAGCACGTCAGGTCAAAGAAGAAATGACNAACAAATTGTTCTTGAAAAAANTACCTTCAGACCAATTTACAATGACTCAAATCAAGAACATGATTAGAAAGATGGTTGCTGATGGACATAAGATTGATATGATTGTTTTAGATTATATTGATTGTATTGTACCTGACAAAAATATGGGAGACGAATGGAAAAGTGAGGGTTCCGTTATGAGAGGTTACGAATCTATGTGTCATGAACTTAACGTAGTAGGATGGACCGCAACACAGGGTAACAGAAGCTCTATATCTTCTGAGGTTGTTACCACCGACCAAATGGGTGGTTCTATTAAAAAAGCACAAGTTGGACACGTNATCATTTCCGTGGCAAAAACTTTACAACAAAAAGAAATGAATTTAGCAACCATCGCAATTACCAAGTCTCGTGTGGGTAAAGATGGGGTTATCTTTGAAAACTGTAAGTTCAACAACGAATTGTTGGAAATTGATACTGAAAGTTCTGTTACCTTCTTAGGATTTGAAGAAAAGAAAGAAGAAAAGAACAGAGACAGAATCAAAGAACTTATGGAAAAAAGAAAAGAGCGAGTACAACCAAATAACTTTAATTAATAAAAAAAAATAGTATTTTAAATAAAATGGACGCATCACAAAAGATATTGTCGGACCTAACGGTTCACATGAAGTATTCAAAATTTATTCCTGAGTTGGAAAGAAGAGAAACTTGGGAAGAGCTTGTAACAAGAAACATGAATATGCACATTAAGAAATACCCCCACATCGCAAGTGAGATTGTGGACGTGTATCAATATGTGTATACTAAAAAAGTATTACCTTCAATGAGGTCAATGCAATTTGGTGGTAAACCAATTGAGATTTCTCCAAACAGAATCTACAACTGTGCTTACCTTCCTATTGACCACTTGGACGCATTCTCAGAAACAATGTTCTTGTTATTAGGTGGAACTGGAGTAGGATATTCAGTTCAAAAACATCACGTAGAAAAACTTCCTGAAATTAGAAAACCTAACCCAAATAGAACAAGAAGATTCTTGGTTGGGGATTCTATTGAAGGATGGGCTGATGCAATTAAAGTGTTAATGAAATCTTACTTTGGTGAGCATTTGTCAACACCTGAGTTTGATTTTTCAGACGTTAGACCAAAGGGGGCACAACTTGTAACATCAGGTGGTAAGGCACCGGGTCCTCAACCTTTGAAAGATTGTATTCACAAATTGAAAGGTATGTTGGACGCAAAAGAAGATGGTCAAAAATTATCATCAATTGAAGTTCACGATATGATATGTCACATTGCAGACGCAGTTCTTGCTGGTGGTATTCGCAGAGCGGCTTTGATTTCTTTATTCTCAGCTGATGACAACGAGATGATTGCTTGTAAATCAGGTTCTTGGTGGGAAACAAATCCACAAAGAGGTAGGGCTAACAATTCAGCGGCTTTGGTTAGACATAAAATTACAAAAGATTTCTTCATGGACTTGTGGAAAAGGGTTGAAGCATCAGGAGCAGGTGAACCTGGAATCTATTTCACCAATGATAAAGATTGGGGTACTAATCCATGTTGTGAGATAGCATTGAGACCAAACCAATTCTGTAACTTATGTGAGGTAAATGTTTCTGACATTGAATCACAAGAAGATTTGAACAACCGTGTTAAAGCGGCGACATTCATTGGAACACTTCAAGCAGGTTATACTGATTTCCATTACTTGAGAGACGTATGGAAACGTACAACTGAAAAAGAAGCGTTGATTGGTGTATCTATGACAGGTATCGGTTCAGGTGTTGTATTGGGTTATAACATGAAAGAAGCGGCTAAACTTGTTAAAGAAGAAAATGCAAGAGTTGCTGAGTTGATTGGTATTAACAAGTCGGCTCGTACAACTACTGTAAAACCTGCAGGGACAACATCTTTGACATTGGGAACATCTTCAGGTATCCACGCATGGCACAACGATTATTACCTTCGTAGAATCCGTGTTGGTAAGAACGAAGCAATTTACCAATACTTGGCAATGTATCACCCTGAGTTGGTTGAAGATGAATTCTTCCGTCCACACGACACGGCAGTTATTTCAGTTCCACAAAAATCTCCTGAAGGAGCAATTTTGAGAACAGAATCTCCATTCCAATTGTTGGACCGTGTTAAGAAAATCACACAAGAGTGGGTAAGACCTGGTCACAGAACTGGTTCAAACACACACAACGTATCGGCAACAATCAGTTTGAAAAACGAAGATTGGGAATTGGCAGGTGAGTGGATGTGGGAAAACCGTGACTTCTATAATGGTTTATCTGTATTACCTCATGATGGTGGAAGTTACATTCAAGCACCATTTGAAGATTGTACAAAAGAAGAGTATGAAAGATTATTCGCTAAACTTCACACAATTGACTTATCAAAAGTTGTTGAATTACAAGACAACACAGATTTGAGTGGTGAATTGGCTTGTGTTGGTGGGGCTTGTGAAATCAAGTAATATTAATAATAACGATAAAAATAAGGGGGGGAAGGTAAAACTTCTCCCTTCTTCATTTTATATAGAAGATGGAAAATATGTCTTTACCGAAGAATTCCATTTAGAAAGAGGTTCTTGTTGCGGTAATGGTTGTAGACATTGTCCTTATTTACCTAAATACAAAAAAGGAAATACAACTATATTTATAGATAATGGCTGATGGTAAAACATATGGATTAACTTTTCCTTTCGTAGAATCGTATAATGGTAAGTATTTGGACCTTTCAGATTACCCTGCTGAAGAAATTAGAAGTAATTTAATTCACTTGTTATTAACAAGAAAGGGTACTAGATATTTTTTACCTGATTTTGGTACTGGATTGTTGGAATACATTTTTGAACCTTTGGATGGACCAACTTTTAAAAACATTGAATCTGAAATAAGAGATTCTGTTGAAAAATTTATGCCTCAACTACAATTAACAAACATTAGTATATCGGCACCAACTGGTGAAGCGGCTGGAGCAACTGTAACAACCGCAGGAAATGTTGTTAATCCACAACTACAAATGACAAATCAAGATGTAACTGAGTATACAGCTACGGTAAGAATTGATTATTCTATAACTAATGACGTTTTTAATTCAAAAGATTTTATAATACTTAATATTTAACATAAATGGCTCAAAGAAGAATATCATATACCGTAAGGGATTTCCAAGCAATTCGTCAGGAATTAATTAATTACACAAAAACTTATTATCCTGAATTGATTGATAACTTCAATGATGCTTCAGTTTTTTCTGTATTCTTGGATTTAAACGCNGCCGTAGCCGACAATTTACATTATCATATAGATAGAAGTATNCAAGAAACAGTTCTTCAATATGCACAACAACGTTCATCAATCTATAACATTGCAAGAACNTATGGATTAAAAATTCCTGGTCAAAGACCATCTGTNGCTTTGGTTGATTTTTCAATTACAGTTCCGGCATTTGGTGATAAAGAAGATGAAAGATATTTGGGAACATTAAGACGTGGAAGTCAAGTTCAAGGTTCAGGTCAAGTATTTGAAACAATATATGATATTGATTTCGCATCACCATTTAATGCTGATGGTATACCAAATAGATTAAAGATACCAAATTTTGATGCCAACAACAACTTAATAAACTACACAATCACTAAAAGAGAAACTGTAGTAAATGGTATTACAAAGGTATTCAAAAGAGTTATAACTCCAAATGATGTTAGACCTTTCTTTGAATTTTTCTTACCTGAAAAAAATGTTTTAGGAGTCACATCAATAATTCAAAGAGATGGTACATCTTATTCTAACGTACCAACGGCACAAGAATTTTTAGGTGTGCAAGGTAGATGGTATGAAGTATCGGCACTTGCTGAAGATAGAGTTTTTATTGAGGACCCTACAAAACCATCAGATGACCCAGCAATTAAAGTTGGAAGATATATACAAACACAAGATAGATTTATTACAGAATACACACCTGAAGGTTTTATAAAACTTACTTTTGGTGGAGGAACAAATACTGCTGAAGACCAACTTAGAGAGTTTACAGCACTTGATGTACCGTTAAAGATTCAAAGATACCAAAACAATTCAATGTCATTGGGTAATGCTCCACAAGCAAATACAACAATGTTTATACAATATAGAATTGGTGGTGGACAAGGTACAAACTTAGGTGTTAATGTTATTACACAAATTGGTTCTGTTGATTTCTTTGTTAATGGACCTTCTGATATTATAAATAATTCTGTAATTAATTCATTAGCTTGTAATAACGTAACGGCCGCGATTGGTGGAGCAGGATATCCATCAACTGAAGAAGTTAGAAATTATGTAACGTTTAACTTTGCAGCACAAAACAGAGCGGTTACAATACATGANTACGAAGCGATTATAAGAAATATGCCGGGTCAATTTGGAGCACCNGCCAAAGTNTCTATTACTGAAAACAANAATAAAATTAATATCAATGTATTATCATATGATGCTACAGGTAATTTAACATCTGAAGTTTCACAAACTATGAAGAAAAATTTGGCGGAATATTTGTCAAATTATAGAATGATTAATGATTATGTTGTTATTGGAAGTGCTGAAGTAATTGATTTGGCGTTAGACATTTCAGTTGTTTTAGATGCCACACAAAACCAAGGAGTTGTTATTTCAAACATTGTGGATAGAGTCACCACATTCTTTAGTCCTACTGTAAGAGGTTTGGGTGAAAATATTGTACTATCAGAATTGAATAGAATATTACAAACCGAAAATGGTGTGTTAAGTGTTACAGACATTTCAGTATTTAACAAAGTCGGTGGTCAATATAGTTCAGCACAAACAGCAATGCCTTATGAAGATGTGGCAACAAAGAAAATTTCTTTAGTGGACAACACAATATTTGCAGAACCAAATCAAATTTACCAAGTCCATTTCCCAACCAAAGACATCACGGTAAGAGTTAAAAATTACCAGACAACAAACTTCTCTTGATAATTTATTTTATTCATTCTTTAACTACTATTATAAAATAGTGTATAAACTATTTATGATAGAAAGTAAAAGGAATGTCCAAAACTTATAGAATACGTACAGAAGTTGGTGTTGATAGACAAGTCAATATAGAATTAGAACAAGATTTTGACCAGTTAGAGATACTTTCTTTAAAAGTCAGAAGTGAAGATGTCTACACAAGAATGTGTGCAGACTATGGTGTAATTGTAGGTCGTGTTCTTGCCAATGGTGGATACGGTGTTCCAAATGTAAGAGTTTCTGTTTTTATTCCAATAACAGATGAAGATTTAAATGATGAAATAATTTATGATTTATATCCTTACCGAAGTCTTAATGATGTAAACGCTGATGGATATAGATATAATCTATTACCTTATGAGCAACAACATACAGGTCATATCCCAACAGGAACATTCCCAAGTAAAAATGATATTTTAACAAACCCAGCGTTGATTGAGGTTTATGACAAGTATTATAAATTCACTGTTAAATCAAATGGTAGTGGTGACTANATGATAATGGGTGTTCCAATNGGAACNTATACTGTTGTTATGGATATGGATTTGTCTGACATCGGACCATTCTCATTATCACCACAAGATTTAATCAGAATGGGTAGAGCAACCGCAGACCAATTTGACGGTGTGAACTTTAAAAGTTCAACTAACTTATTTGAACTACCACAAATCGTAACTTTAAACCAAAGTGTAAATGTACAACCATTTTGGGGACAACCAGAAATTTGTCAAATTGATATAACAAGAACTGATTTTGATTTACGTCAATCAGGTATTAATATATCTCCAACAGCCATGTTTATGGGTTCTTTGATTACAAATAGTAAAGATTATGCTTTACCAAAGAATTGTAAACCACCACAAGATTTAGGAAGTCTTTGTTCATTAGAAACCGCACCTGGAGAAATCATTGGTGTCAGACAAACCATTTTTCAAGACACCCAAGGTAGACCTATATTAGAACAAGCTCAATTTCCACAAGGGGCAAAAACAATTGATAGTGATGGAACATGGTTATTAGAAGTTCCAATGAATTTGGATTATGTAACCACTAATGAATTTGGTGAACAAGTTTTAAGTCCTGACCCAAAAATTGGTATACCAACTAGAGGAAAATATAGATTTAAAATNAAATATTCACAACCAGCCAACTTTGCAAANGATGAAGTTAGACGAGCATATTATTTAGTACCAAATATTAAAGAATATGGTTGGGGTACTGCAAATCCATACGATGACCCAATTTATAAACCTGACAGTAATGTGGGTTATCAAGAGTTAATAGGTTCTTATTATTTTGGTTTAGATTGGAGTGGATATACTAACGCACAAGATGCTATTGATTGTAAAGATACATTCTATGAGTTTCAATATAATAAAGTCTATACGGTATCACAATTAATTGATGAATATAAAAAAGGTACTAATAGAAAAAAGTTTATTGGTATTAAAGAAATTACTAATACTGAATGTGAAAGTGAAAATAATAGATTTCCGGCAACAGATGGGTTAAGACAAAATTTTAGTATAATACCAACCTTAGTGACGTATTTGTTATATACAGCATCATTAACAATTATGATTTTATTACCTATTGTCCATGTGTTAGCATTAATATGGCCAATTATAAGTGTATTATTAAAAGTTGTGTTTGGAACAATTTTGACAATTGTTTCAGTTATTTGTAAAGCGATTAATAAACTGCGTGGTGCTGATAATCAAATAAATTGCCCAAAACCATACAATTTTCAAAATCTTTTTAAAGAATTAACAAATCCATTTAGTAAAATAACATTACCAAATTTAACATATCCTGAATGTCAGTTTTGTGAATGTAAACAAGAACCTGTACCACAAGACAATGATGAGTTAACAGCAATTCAAGAAGCCGCGGCACAAAATTCATTATCATTAAATGCCGATTTTTTTGTGTATGACAATTGGAATCCAAATCAATCTAATGTAACAGAACACCAAGAAGTTTTTGCGGGTAAAGGATTTAATACTGAAAGTGTTAGAGTCCCAATTAGAAAAAATGATAATAATGATTTTGATTTTATTGATAAATTACCACCATGGGAAATTATCAACAAGTATAATTTAAAATCAAAATATTTTGATACTGACCCCTACGCTGGTTCAAACAGAATTAAAGTACAAGTAGAACCAAAGTACAATTCAAATACAAATCACTTTGATAATATCATGGCGGTATTTGTTGACCCAGATGTTCAAAATACTTTTATTTCGGGGCAACTATTATCTTTCCAAGAGTTGACCAAATCAACTGACCCAAATACAAGTGGTGCGACTTCAACACCTGAAACAGGGATAACAGGAACAACAAACGTTGGTAAAAGTGTAACGATGACATTTGCCAATCCAACATCACCAAATTTATCAAATAGTACTGTAACATATAATTTCCCGACAGTACCAAATGAAACTAAATCTTACAAGTTCCCAACGGACATTGAATATTTCCAAGTTATTACTGGTGTTACTTACAATGATTTTGTATCTCAAAACGCGGCATATGCTAAAGGAACTACAACTTGTAACTACCTTAATTATACTGTAACAAATCAAACTACAAATCCAATCACCATTAATTATACGGATTACAATGGAACTTCACAAACAGCAACAATTGGTATTGTTGTGGACCAAGACACAAATACAACTTATGGTGCGACTGAAAATATATGTGCTTGTGAAAATAGTTTAAGTTCAACAAAAAAATTCAGTATAGATAATATAAATTCTTGTTCAGTTCCAGCACCTGCTGGTTCGGTCTTACCAGGAAATTTATTAACTCAATTATATCAAAAAATTGAACTTTTTAAAAATGATGGTAAAGACGGTCATGATTTTTATGATTCATATATTGGACAATGGATTGGTGGTGAAATTAGTTTAGTCTTTATGGTTAGGGGTGTTGACCCACACAGTGGACGTAAATCAATCAAATATGATTTATCAAGAATTTTTGGTTATAGTAGTTACGGTCAAAAAGTGATTAGTGGTGATTTTTACATGAACGTTCCCGTCCAACAAGGTTTAAAGACCGTAAGAAATGCAGAATTAACAAGTAACTTACAATCCAATTCAAATGGATATTTGTATTTCAACTCTTTTCAATACACCGCTGGTACTCAATATAGTGCTTATACCACTACACTTCAAAATTATTATTCAGCATTAGACCTTAACCGAGTTGATAAATATAAAATCAACTCTGATAATGAGGATAGCTTATTAACAACTGCGATGGTGTATAATGGTGGAAGTGGACAATTGGTTGCAAACAGTAGTACTGAAGGTTATATACAAGGTGAATATATTGAAGGTGGTTCGTTTATATGGGCAGAAAAGGCTAAGGGATTAAGTAAAATTAAAAAAGATAAAAACGGTAATGATAATAATAATACAAGACCGTGGTTATATTTTGCACCATCTTATGGTAATGGAGGACTCGGTAAAATGGTTGTGTATAGTCAAAAAATGGTTATGAGGTCAGATAGATTACCTGTTGGTACTATATTTGATGGTAGTGCTAATAACTACTTTGCTTGGCAAGCATCAAACGCATTACCTTATACCTTTGTCGATGATAATGGTACATCTAATACCCAACTTGTTGTACCATCATTTGATTTTAGTGACCCAACAGCAAATCCTGATTTAGTAACAGGTGCGACATTTAATGCTATCGCCAATTCATTTACCTGTAATGGTATGGTTGATTTGTCTTGTTATCAAGGTGACGGTAGAAATTTTACTGCATTACCCGCAACCAATGAATGTAATACTAATACTAAAAAGGGAGATAAAGTTGTTGTTAAGGGTTGTTACATATTAGTAAACAAACCAATTGGTACCCTCTTTGGTAGGAACAATGATTATTCATTAATTATAGAATGGATTGGAAGACTTAGATTAATGATTGCAGTATGTCAAGGAACTTTTTCACATACGTTTGTAAACTCTTGGATAAATGGAACATTGTTTGCGTTCCCATTCCAAAATGCTGTTAGATTTAATGCTAAGAATGAGCCAATTGTTAGAACAGTTGTTTTAAATAAAGCCTTTTATAATTTTTGTGCCGATACAATAGTGTACGAACCACAATCTAATAATTTTTATTATCGTTCAAGTCCATGGGATGGTCAAAATTTTATAGGTCAATACCCACCATCAGGACTATTTAATTCACCAGTGAATGATAGAAACTTATTATACCCAACTACAATTATGGATTTGGGTCCAAAATTTATTTGGAGTAAAGATGTAAACAAAAGTCCAAATTACTTTGGATATCAAATGGATAGGTTCAATGCAACATCTTGGAACAATGTGTCTGATTTATTGCAATTATTTATAATATCAAGAATATCAAACTCTAACCTATTAAAATCAACCAAAACAGGTTTAGACACATCAATTTCTGCATTTTTCAGTAGACCCCAATTAAGGGTTGATGGTGATTATGCTCAGATGTTACAAATCAATTCACAGTATGGTATTGTACCATATACTGCGGATAATTATTTTGATGACCCTGCAACAACAACTGACAATGTTGTTTACGTGTCTGTTGATAATCAAAAAAATTCGGTATTTGGTATTTTTTATAGTGGGTATACTGAAGAAAGGGATTTAATTTCACCACGTAGAATAGACAGAACATTTACTGGAAATACATTAATTGCTGATTATTTAGGAACCAAATCACAAGAAGTTCCATTTTATAGATGGTCAAATACAGCATATATTGATGGTCAACCGTCCATTTTTGGTAACGAGGAAAACAATTGGTATACAGAAGGTAATGCTTACAAAGAAAAATATCAAAATTTAGATAGAATGTTAAACCCAATGTTCATTGGAGGAAACAATCAAATTCAAAACAGAAAAGGTTACATTTACCAAACAAATAGTTTGGGACAATATTCCCAATCACCGGCACTTGGTAATAATAATGAAACTATAACAAGTGCACCATGGTATTTTTATTTCGGTTTAAAGAAAGGTTCGTCTGCCATGGATAAATTTACAAAATTATATATTAAATCAGAAGAATGAGCGAAAGTAATTACATAGTAGTTAAACCTGATTTGAGGTATAAGTCGGCACCCGATGCAGATTTATCTTTTGTAACAGAATTAAATCAAACACAATCACAAGTAATTGATTATGATAGAACTGTTAATGTTAATTTAGCAACATTGTTTGATGCTGAAAGGCAAAAATCTGTATTGTTTAGACCAACAGTTAAGTTATCATATATCTACAAAAATAACTTGGTAGGTTATAGTAATTACAAACCGTATAGAGATAATTTATATTATATTAATCCCGAGTTGTCTGTAATCAATGGGATATGGAGTGGATTACCAACATATCAAGAATTTGAATTTATTAGAACAGATGTGGAATCAACCCAATTAAATTTTGTTGCAAAAAGTGCGTCAACATATAATTGGAATGTTGTTTTATCCTATCCATATGAAAATGACTATACGGTACCAATGCAATATTACTTTTCAAATGGTCAGTCATTAACACCATGGGTATCAGGGGATGGAATACCATTTAAAATATCTCAAGGAACTGAAAATGGAACACCGTTAATTCAGTTTACTTGCCCTGTTCCACACGGGTTATCTGTTAATGAATATGTTGAATTGTCATTTAATTATAGTGGTGTTAACACATTCCAAGTTTCTTATTTGGGTGATAATACAATTGGTTCAGATGAATATATTTTTAGTATATACAATGTTGGATTTACGGGTTCAACATTTAATAGTGGTAATCAAGGATTCTTTAAACGAATCATAGACATTAATAATTCTGGTGAAACAAAATCAAAATATTATGTTAGATTACATAAGATTATTAGTAATCCACATGATTCAATCATTACAAGAAACGGATTTGAATTGAATCCATTTAGTGATGGTTCATTTTATCAATTTTCTTCATTAACACCAAACAATGTTGGAAGGGTTGTTAATTATCAAAGCTCAAACACATATAATATTACCATGGCTCGTGATTTGGAAGTTACAAATCAAGTTGATAATAATAAAAAACCTTTAACACAAGTGTTTGCAACATTTCAAAACGTTGGATACTTTGGTTGGTTCAATCAATTAAGAAGAGGTTGGGGATTTAATATGGTGCCAAAGACAACAAACCCGTGGTGGGCAACAACAAATCCAACATCATTAGAAAATAACACAACATCAGGATACACAAAAACACAAAATGGTGTTCCTTATAATTTTACGGTTAATCTACCAAGATATAGTGGGGATACAATGTATGGTGATTGGTGTGAGTGGAATGAAAGTAATCAATCAGAAAGGGTTATTTCAAACTACATGAATAAAATGACCTATTACCAAAAAGCGTTTGATATTGCACCTACCGCATCTACAAACCCAAGTGGGTTTTATTACCAAGTTCATTATCCAATTACCTTGAAAGTGTTTTCAGATTATATTGAAACTGCTGAACAAAGTGGAACTGAAGGAATTCCATATTGGGCTTACTTCAGTGATAACAACAAGTTATGGTTTTGGAGAGATATTTACGAATATGGTTATATTGACAATTTAGGTAGAGGTGTTGATTATCCATACTTGAATACTGCCCACTACCCATTCCAAGATATTACTTTCAGATTATATCCTGAAGGTGCGTCATTTGACATAACAGATTTGTACCAAATTGTACCAGACCCTATAATAGATGGATGCGAATAAGATAAGAGTGTTGTTTAATAACCAACCAAAAGATTTGGTTATACCTCTTCAACAAGAGTGGGACTTCTATGGTCAGCAACAAGCCATTGAACAATACGAGTCAACCATTATTGAAAAAATATTAAATCAAGGGGATGATTACGAAGTTAATAGGTTTGACCATCAGTTATATGATGGAACAAAAAGTTCTTTAAACTATGATTTTTATTTAAACAATCCCGTGTTTGCGGTTAACAATTTTTGGGAAAATTCTTACTTGGCAAAATTTACTGCTGACCAAGTATATTATTATAGTCCATCATTTACAAAATCTTTTTGGAAAATAGATTTTTATGATAGTCCAACTACAAGAACACAAAAATCTTATTTTACTACAATATTACCAGTACAACAAGGAAAGTTTCAACCAACAGTTTTAAATAATACAACAGCGGTTACAATTAAAAGACCAAGTTATCAATTAGATTACATTGGTGATAAAGAAGGGTTTTTTCTTTATTGGTTGAAATCAAGACAATTCTTGAATATCAATACTTTTTATATGACGGCCAAGTTCTTTGATGGTAATACAGGACAGTTTATAAAAATGATGAAAGCACCTCAAAGTTCTTTACCAAACTATTATGATTTTCCATCTGAAGAATATTTTTACTACAAAGTAGATTTAGATTATGCAACACAAACATATCAAGTGTTTGATTACCCAAGAGGGGTACGAGCCGGAACAGTTTCAAATCCGATAAAATGGTATGAATACGTAAACCCATAATGGATACACAAGTAATGAATATCAGGGTATCACCCGAAGTCTTGAATACAATCATTCATGATGTTACTTACTCAGGTGAGACATTTGGGGTGTATTCATCTATGACCCAAACTTTAACAAGTGGTGTTAACAACACGTCAAGTTTAACAGGTCTTACAGTTCCAATTCTTTTAACACAAAATACAATTGATTTGGGTTATTACTCTGTATTTGATGGTGCAATTTCACAAATAAATGTTGTAAATAATTTTATATTTTCATCTACAACAGGAAATCCATTTACTTGGTATGTTTATAATACCGCAGATGTTGAGTTTAATGCCTACCTTCAGTTGTCAACATATTTTTTAGATTGGGGTGATGGAACACCATTACAACCAATTAATACGTACGCGCCTAATTCTATTGTTCACACGTATAATACAAACCCAAGTGAATATACAATTACATTATCACAAAATAATCCTTGGGGAAACACAACGGTATCTAAAAATATTCAAACACCATATGTTGAAGTTCCTGATTTTAATCCAAGTGGAACTGCATACTTTACACCAAATGTTGGTTCTTGGAGTGCAACACCAATATCGTACAACTATATTTTTACTGGTGACAGTGTTAATTTAGTTGAAGACCAAGTTTCATCGGCATATGTTTCAGTACCATTTACTGTTAGTGGATATACTGATTCAAGAATTAACGACTTGGCATTTTATGGTACACCAAAATTTAAATTATTAGTACCTGTTCAAAAGAATAATGTTGATTATGGTATTATTACTGAAATTAATTTAGTTTATACTGCATATACAATACAGAATGTTGATTATGTTGACTATGCTGATGGTACTACAATTTTCTTTCTTCAGTCATCGGGTTTAACCGCAGATTGGATGGTACAAGAACCCTTAGTAAAAGATGAATTATTGTTGGGTGTCATTGCTCAAGCTGAAGTCCAATCCAATATATTCATTGAACGAGGTAAAAATTCGGCGTATGAAAGAATACAAAGAATTGGTGAGGTTGATAATTTGGGAGACTTAATAAAATATGGATATTACTTTTTTAATGTTACATAAAAAAATAAAAATGGTATTTATTACTAATAGATAAAATAAAAAAATGGCTACAGGAACCTATGGTACAATAAGACCGGCAGATGTATCACCCGAAGACGTAAGTATCGTCATGAATTATACACCATCAAGAGATGTGACGGACAATTTTGTTCTAACCACTTTGGATGCGACAACAATATTAAGACCTTATTTTAATAATGCAGCAACTGGCGGAAACTCAAATGAAATCTTGGGTGGTTTATACAATCTTAGATTACCCGCAGAAACATTCACTCAATTAGGTATCTACACTCTTTATATAAGACCAGCGGAAATTAGAACAAGTATTACTGATTGTGGTGTGTTATCAGCATTACCAAACGTTAAAGGAATTGTAATTGATTTAAGTAACGTACCAAGTCAATATGTTAATAAATTTGTTGCTCAAGGACTTGTTGGATTTAGAATTGAATATTTAAACTCTGATGGTAGTAAAATACCTAACTTCTTTAGGATTGTTACTTCAAATTTTTATTGTGAGCCTGTTATTCAAAATTTAACTAATACTTTACAAAAGGCTGTTAGATATAGATATACTGAAGGTCAAACTAATTTGGTGTTTTGTACTTTATCACCAAGTTCATCACCAACAAACAAACCAAACGCCACACCATATATTGGACAACCAGCTCAGAGTATTGTATTATCAAATACTTACTTCAATCCATTAATGTTAGAGGTTCAAGTTTCTGAATATGACATTGATACATTGGGTATTGCTCTTTATGGTAATCAAACTAAATCTATGGAGGATGGTATCTACACAATCTATGATGCTCAAAACAACATTTATCAACAATTCAACTTGTATGAAATTAAAGATGACTTTAATAACTTGTTGTATGAGGTTAAAGATAATAGAGGTACAAATATTGACTTCAGTAAAAGTTATCAAAATATTACGGCTCAATAATGGCTAAAACGTTCATACCTAACACAGCGGCTTCAGGAGCCGGAACTCCCTTTGATAATATCGTAGGGTTACAAACTGTGCAAGGTGGTGGATTAACACAAGGTAATTTTGAGTTTGATTTAGGACTTTCAGAAAAAACAAATAGAACATTTAATATTGGAACGTTTCAAAATCCAGTATCATTAGAAAATTTAGATTTAGATTCAATAAACGCTTCAAGGGAGTTGTTAGCGAAAGAATATAGAGTTTATCCAAATTATGATTTATCAGTTGTAACTAATTTTACAATATTTGGTTCGTTACAAAAAAGATTTGAAGTATCAATACAAAAAATATTAAACTTTTTTCCTGCGGCAATTGAAGTTGATGCAATCTATTATGATTTTACATCAGGATTAACCGCTGAGAATATTATATATAGTTCAGTCCCAAATGAAACTGAATTTACAATTGATGTCGCAAGGATTAAAAATCCATTCAACATTGATTACTCAGTTAATTCTATAATTAATCTTCAAAACAGAGAACAAATATTTTCACCTATTAGGGATTTAACAAATAGATACCGAGATTATAGTTTGTTTGTTAATGGTAATGAATATCCAATTATTGATTTAGACCCAACAACAAGTTTATATTCTGGTAATCTTAAATTTATTGTTACAGGACAACCATTTAGTGGTGCTTCATCAACGGTAGATTCAATTTATATTAAACCAAACACATATTACACCGAAAAAGGATTTTCGGAAGATTTTGATGAGGTTGAAAAGTTCTTGTTAAATAGATTAGCGACACCACCATTTACAGCAACATTTAATGTTCCTGTTGAAACTGACTCAGGTGTTGTATCAATACAAACATCTACATTGACTTGGCCTAAAGATGGTCTTTGGAATTTAGATATTAGAACTCCATTATTTACAACTTATCTTGAGAAGTTAAATGAAATTGCGATTAATTTTGATTCATTCAAAACAAACTTAATTACCCGTTTTTTAACAACAGAATCATTTTTAGAATTTGACACGCCAGACCATAGAGTTGCTAAAGTATTACAAATATATGGAAGAAGTTTTGACCAAATAAAACAATTCATTGATGCGTTGGCATACATGAATTCGGTTAACTATACTCCAGGTAATGACATACCATCAATGTTATTGAAAAATTTAGCACAGACATTAGGATGGAGTACAAACATATCACCAATTACGAATGAAAACTTTTTAGATTCAGTATACTCGTCAACAGGTGTTACACAATACGCTGGTTTTTCAAGAGAACTTACACCATCAGAATTAAATTATCAATTTTATAGAAACTTAATATTAAACTCGGCATATCTTTTTAAATCTAAAGGTACAAGACGTTCAGTTGAATTTACATTAAGATTGGTTGGAGCTCCTGAAGCGTTGGTTGAATTTAATGAACACGTTTATGTTGCTGACCAAAGAATTAATATGAGACAATTTGGTGAACAATATGCTCAAATTACAGGTGGTACATATATTGAAAATACAACAGCATTAGCAACTGGTAATACATTTTCAATTTACGGTCAAACATATACCGCATTTACATCATCAACACAAACTTTTTTTGTGGGTGAAACAATTGATGATTATCCAGTTGATGAATTTGGATATCCAAGAGCACCAATTGAAACATCAGATTATTATTTTGAAAAAGGTGCAGGATGGTTTGAATCAACACCACAACACAGAAGTCCACAAATTGTAAATCAAACCACTTCAGTTTTTACTGGCAATAGCCCAAATGTTCAAACAACATTACAGCCTTTTACTTACGGACAAGAATATTTTGATAGATTCAGGAATTTCCCATATATGAATTTGGGTTATAACTTAAAACTTGTACCTGACAATAAAAAAAGTTGGCAACCACCAACATTCAGAGTTAGTGTTGAATCAGGGTATAATGCATATTATGTAGTTTCAGATGACAAATTAGTTCTTAATGCCAAGAATGTTGATTTGTTTATGAACCCTGGTCAAGGTATCCTTTATAATGTTTGGTCAATGTCCAAGAATTATAATTACCCAATTCCTAATTCAGGAATGACATCGCCATACCCAAGTTTGGAAACTTATGATTGGACATATATTAATCCTGAAGCAAACAAAAAAACATTCTTTGAATTCGCTCAAACATTTGTTAACAATACAATTAATATCAGAGACAGGTGGTATTCAACAGATGGTAAAACTGGTGGATATCCAACACTATTAAATATTTTTTACAATTACCTTCTTTCTGAACAAAATGTTGGAATTCCAAATGATGATTTTACATATCAAAAATTAATTGAATATGTTGATGGTCTTGGTCCATATTGGATTAGATTAACACAACAAATGATTCCAGCATCTACAATATGGAATACTGGTACCCGTTTAGAAAACTCAGCATTACAAAGACAAAAATATGTTTATAGAAGACAAAGAGGTTGTCAATTAGTACCAATTGAAAATGACCCATGTTTGGCAACAAGTCAATTATTTTCTTTTGATTGCACCAAACAAAGTGCAACATGTTCAATATATCCTTGGATTGGTGCAAACCCTGGTGATGTTACATCATTCTCACAAATTCTATATAACGTATTATACAATTACTTAGACACACAAGGTTATCTACTTTCAGATTGTAACGCAAACTCATTGTATTCACAATGGTATGTTGATGTTAAGATTGATGGGGCAACTGTAATACAAAATAAATTTTTTGATGGTTATGGAACAGGACAAGTTCCAACAAATAACCAATGGAAGACAGCGCTTATTTTAAATCTACAACAATTAGTTAATTATGGTTATTTCTTTTATGTGAACGGTAATGAGGTTACAATATATAACTTGACATGTGCTTCAAGTTCAGAACCAATTACTTTACAAATAAACGTGGGGGTTAATATAGACATTAGTTGTCAGTAAACTACCTTATAATAATATTTAATAGTTATGGCTTGTAGTACTTGTATTAGATGGATGGTTTGGAATGAATCGGACAGTGACCAAACATTTTATTATTATGATTGTACTGATGGTACCACATTATTAAGTAATTTATTTGGTGCTGGTCAATTTTATAGTGTTTGTGGTTGTCAAGCAAGTGGTTCTTATGCAACAAGTGACGATGTTTATATTGAAGATGGTGGAACAGGATATATAAATTATGGAGGATTATTATTACCTCCTTGTGAACCAGAACCAACACCATCACTTACTTTAACACCATTTCCAACAAGAACCCCAAATCATACACCGACACAAACACCAAGTGTAACACAAACGCCTACAATTACGTCAACTCCGACTGTAACACCAACAAATACTTTAACACAAACGCCTACAATTACACGAACTCCGACTGTAAC